GCTAAAATTTCTTTTCCTACGTTAGCTATATCTCTTCCTTTAAGTGCTCCTTTGGTTAAGGATAGAGCTGCAGAACTTACATTTGCACCTCTAATAGCGTTCAATGCCCCTATACCTGCTTTTAATCCTAAAGCAGCTAATAGAGCTATAAATAAACCTTTTGCGATGTTAGTTCTTTTATTCTGGTCTTTTATAAATGGAGAAATAACTTGAGCAATAACATTAACCATTGCTTTTTCGTTATTATGAGCCCAATCGTGTACTGCTTGAGCTTTATCTGCAGCTTTGTTAAAATTATTTTTTCTTAGTACTTTTGCTGCATACTTACCTAGGATATCGATTACAGTATTAGATGCTAAAGCCCATGATAGAATACCTACTGCCGTAAGTGATTCATCTAACTTACCATCTTCCATTTCTTTGTCTAAAGCTGCTTTAAGCTCTTGACCAAGAATTCTTTCGTCGTTCTCTAAAATAAGATTTGATAGTTGCATTATGCTCTTAGGATATCGTTTATAATAGAATCTAAATTATTGTATTTAGACACTTTTACTTTCCCTTCTTGAAGTGCAATAGGGTTCATAAACGCTCCGTGAGTAGAAGGATTAGATACAAAGTCCCAGCATACTAGTTCAAAGTCTGGTTGTACCTCTAGAGTACCTTCATTTGTTTGCTGGACTGAGCCAGTACCTCTAGATGAAATACCGATAGTATGTCCTGCTTTGATGATTTCTTTAACAATGTTTCCGGCAGGTGTATTTAGTAGCTCTACCTTACCCATTAGGTCGTCTCCCTTCCACCATAAGTCTTTTACAACGTGAGAGGCGTTCTTTAGAGAGACAACGGGAGATTCAGGATGATCAAGTTCTCCAAACGCATTACCACGTTTAACAAACTCTTTTACGTACTTACTACATTCCCTTTCAAGAATCTCTTTTTTATAAACTCTACCGTTTTGGTTCTCCGCAGATGCTCTCTGCATGACACCTTCAACTTCAAAGACTCCAGGTTTAGTTTTGGATTCTGTGATGGTAGGTCTGAATGGCGTAACGTCTACTAATAATTGTGCCATATTATTTCTTTTTTTAAATTTCTACTTCTTCACCGTTAGCGTTGAAAGGAACACTTATCCCATCATCACCGTCTTGCATAGCAACATAGACTACTTCATCTTCTTCTCTTTCACCTTCCGGTACCGGTTCGATTGAGGTAACTGTCATACCGTACTCATTGGAGTATTGACCTACTTCAAACGTAACTCCATTAGGAAATGATACATTATTAATAATTTCCTTTTTGCCAAAGTCTATTTCGTTAACAGGTCTGAAAACTGTATCTTTAGGTGCTTCTTGTTGAACATATCCTCTGTCAACGTCTGCTTTTGAAATCGTCTTTACTTTTGGAGTATCAAGACCTGAGGTGAATCCTCTTTTGACTGCTGGTCTAAGGTCTTTATTAAAAGCAGCTTCAATAGAAGGTGCAATAAATGCTCCTACTTTTAAACCTTCCTCATTAGTTATATCTCCTAAAGCATTATAAATTTTTTGAATTTTTTCTCGTGTCTTATCGTAATAAGCTTCAATATCAGTAACAATGTTCTCTAAGTCGATTACAGCTGATTTTAATCCGCCAAAGTCTCCATACTCGTCTGCAATTCTAGCTAGTTCTTGAGTAGCAGCTTCATTTAATACCTGTTCTTCGAGAACTTTAGTAATAATGTTTTTTACAGCTTCTTTAACGTTACCTTTACCCATCGCTTTTTTGATGGCTTTATCTTTAGCAGCCTTATAATCATCTCCATCGATGTCTCCATCTCCGTCATGATCTTTTCCTTTCTTTTCGTTAACTGAAGCCCCGTTATAGGCTTTAACCATATGCATTATTGTCTGGGTGTCGATACCTCTATTTTCTAAATAAGAGACTAACTCATCATCAGAGTTTATTTGAGCCATATCATCAACGTACGATTGAGCATCTTGTGAATCTCCAAATTCAGATATTTCTTTTTCTATCTCCCAAACAGCTTTCATTCCGGGAGATAATTTAGATACATTGACCACTACATCTCCATCGCCATACACATCATCTGTTTCTTCGTTCATAAAGTCAGAAGGTGCCTCATAGTTAACTGATATAAACTCTTCGAATTCGTCTAAGATAGCCTGATCATCTCTGAGATTAATAATATCCTCATAGTGGGTTTTAATAAAGTCTTTTATAACTTCATTACCGGCTCTTTTTTCAGTTTTAAGTAAATCGATTACTTGTTGAATGATTGCTTTTTTATCTTCGTAAGGATCTAATGTAGAGTCTACTTCATTTTTACTCATTTCTTTATCGATAGCTTTTTCAGTATCTTCAGGTGTTCTTCCCATTTCAGCTTCCCACTCTTCATCATCGATATGCATACCTTCGCTAATCTTAGAAACGATTTGGTCAATCATAGAACGGATACCAGTATTTTTAACTACTGTCCACATATTAGCTTCATCAACCCAGATATAACCGTAGTCAGCACCCATCTTGTCAATTTCTTCAGCAATCTCTCTTGCTCTTTCTTCTACGTCTTCTGGTAGTTTTAATTTACCTGGAGCGTCATTATGTGTTTGGGTTATTTCTCCTGTGTCAGCATCCATACCGGTAATATAGCCTTTCATAGCAATATCTTTTGCCTTATCGTCATCGTTATAATGAGTCTCTAAACCTACACCTAAATTAGATGGATAACCATCGTAGTGGTTATAAGTAGTAGTTAACCTATCTCCTGCTAAATATCCTATAAGTGCTCTTGTACCTTCAGTCATTAATTTAGCTTCTTTTAACGTAGCTTTTTTCATATCGTTAAAAGTATCTTTTTCAAGCTTTCCTCTTTTAGTTTCAGTATACTTGTCGTGCTTATCTACTTTAGATGATTCTTTAGCAAGTAAGTTATAATAGTATAAAGGATCTTTTTTAATATTTGCAATAGCTTTGGCCTTTGCTTTAGCTTGTACCTCAGCATCTTCACAAGTAACAGGATCATGTCCTAATGCAGCAATTTCTACATCTAGACCTCTTCTAATAGAGTCATCAGAAATATTTGCATGATTATCATTTTTGTGATCTTCAGATAAGATATTGTAGTTCTTTAGAATCTGTACTGTATCTTTATATCCGTTTAGAGATGTCAGAAATTGAGGAAACGCTAGCTTCATTTGTCTAACGAATTCTGATTCTGCTAAAATACCGTTTTTAACAGCTCTATATTTTTCATTTGCGGTTACTTGTCTCATTATAGTTCTTTGTATCCTTGTTTTTTAAGTGCTTTTTTTGCTCTCTTGTCTTTACCAAACGCAAAGGGTGTATGATACCCAGGAGTGGCTGCAGATGTATTTGCTTCATCTAATTCATGCAGTACTTCTCTAACCAGTTGGACAAGATCAGTTCTCCTCATATTAAAGAGATTTAAGCTCGTTTACTAGATCGTAATACTGCATAAGGTTAACTAAATGAGTATCTGAAACTTTATCCTTACTTGATATAGGGGTAATTGCTTTAGCTACTTCATCTAATTTGATTTTCACTACTTCATCCTTAACCTTACTAGATAACTTTTTAACGATTCCACTTATTTTAGTAAGTTCCTCGTTAACTAAATTGCGTAAACGTGTTGTAGAGTTAACTGAAGTAATAAATTCTTTTAAAATATTTTTTTGCTCTGGAAGTAAATCTTTATATGTATCGTTGAATTTTTCTAATAAGATTTTAAATGTTAATAATTTAAGATCTTTATCATACTTAGAATACTCTTCGATTAACGTATCTTTTACGTCCTCTGCGTTTTGTTTCTTAGTTGTTAGATGCTCTAATAGAGTAGACTTAAAATTAATTAAAAACTTAGGGTCTACAATATCATCATTATTTTGAGCTTCTAGTAAACAGTATAATGAGGCTAAAGCTTTATAATCAGTTGTTTGAATTGCAAAAAATTCCTCAAGATTATAGTTTTCTTTAATAGAAGAAATAAGATCATACTTTTGTGTCTTAAGAGACTTCTGATCAATCTTTCTTGAAATTTCAGTAATTGTTGATAGGATAGTTTCAGCTTTTTGCTGTCCTATTCCTTTATTTTTTAGTATAAACTCATACAGTTTAAACTCTCTCACGAGAGCACTCTTACCTGTGAAATGCTTCTTAATAATTTTAACAGCAGCAGAATCCTTATTATTTAAGGTATCAGCAGCTATTTGCTTAATAAGCAATTCAAAGATAAGTCCAGTATTTCTATACTTTGAATGTTTTATCTTCATTATACACGTTTACTATTATAAATATGCACTAGTTACCTAAATCCTTGATGTTGTCTTCATTTAGGAGCTGAGGTTCCTTAGCATCGTCCTTAGAAAATACTATATTCTTTAAAGCTTCTTTGTTTTTAAAGTAGACAGCTTTAGTAGAAGAATTTTCCATTACGTTCTCATTATCAGAAGGAAAACCTCCATGCATACCATGAACCCCTAGTGGATCACGTCCTCCCATTGGATTATCATTAGTTCCATAGACAGAAGCTTTTTCTCTAGGTCTTCCACCTTCTGGTCCTGGCTGGCCCCATTCTTGTTCCTTTTCTGGTTCTAGTTCTGAGTATCCATCTGGTACTGCTCCTGGTTCTCCGCCTTTAGGAGTAGCTACTGAACGTCTACCGTACATAGAAGCTAGGTCATGTGGAGTACCGTAAGTAACTCCTGATTTAGCAGGATCGTTTCCTTCACCTTCAATTTGTGCTAATCTAAATATTCGTTTAGTATCTTCTCTAACTAACTCTCTTTCTTCCATGTACTTATCTTCAGACATATCAAATATATTCTCATAAATGTAATCAGATGAGAATAATTTAGAATCTCTCATTTGAGCAGCTAAATCTACCTTTTCTTTTAACAGTGCTACTTTTTCCTGATCGAAAATAATAGAAGCAGTGGAAAGTTTAATTTCAAAGTTAGTTAAAGACTCTCCTGTGAAACCTTGCGTGTATAAATGTACCAGAGCAATCTTAGTTAGCTCTGATTCCATAATTTTTTGGATTCTTTCTACAGTTCTAGCGAATCTAATATCTTCTGCGGCGAGGGTAGCTTTACCTTGTAAATCTCCTTCATACCCAAAGTATGCTTTAGGAATTTTTAATGCTGCAAATAACTTAGCTTGTAGATACTGTACGTCTGTTGTACCGTCATATTCTAAACCTTTAGTAGTTTCAATACGAGTAGATGTATCACCACCTCTTACAGGTAGATAGAAATCTTCCATCATATTCTGCATATTGAACTTAAGGTTATATTCTCCTGTATTTTGATCTACATAAGGAGTCTTTTTCATTTGATTGATAGTTCTTTGCATAAACTGCTCAACCTCATTTGGTGGAATAGAACCTACGTTAATGTAGAACATTCTCTTCTCAGGTGCTCTCATGATTCTATGAATCAACATTGCATCCTCCATTAAGTTAACCTGCTTGTAAATCTTTCTAGCAGGTTCTAAATAAGAACGTCCGTAAGGTAAGTAAGATGTATCTGATAATAATCTAAAATGAGCTATCTCATAATTATCAAAAGTAATAGACCTTTGATTGGGACTCTTTCTGTAGTTAGGATCTGATGCTGCTGTAATACCGTCTGGTTCTAATTGGAATGTTACTTTAGATGGATTTTCAGGATCGTTTCCTTCATGTCTAATCATATGATAGACAGTATATGGTAACACGTTATATACTCCGAACTTCTCTGCTATCTCTAGCTTTAGGAAAAAGTCTCCGTATTTTAGCATATTACGTGTCCATGACCATAAATTAAACTCAATGTTTAATACGTCATAGAAGAGGTTATATAACACTCTTTGAATATTTTCGTCAGAAGATTTAATTGCTAAAACTTCTCCTTGATCATTTTTAATTGTAGTTTCGTCTGAAATGATATCAAGTGCTGAAGCAATAATAGGATCTGTATCCATTGCTTCGTAATCTGAGTATAATTGTACTCTAAGTGTTTGGTAGTTAAGGTTAGGATTATAAACGTTAACATTGTTATAAACGTATAGTCTGTTAAATCTGTCTACAAGTGAGTTAGTTTCATACTTACCAGTTCCTTGTATAGAATTAACGTCAGCAACTTTAAGCTGGTCTCCTCCTATATTTCTAATAACAACGTCATTAGAAAAAAGTCGTCTCAATCTACCAAATAATGAAGTATCCGCCATAGGATATTATAGTTTAAATATAAATAGTCTACTTTAATAGCCAGGAGATATCTTCTTCTCCTCCTGGTGTCTGTATAAGATAAGGATTTTCTCTCTGATTTCCAACATTTCTCATAACAGCTTGGTTTCTTGCATTTAGATTAGTAAATGATGATAATTGTGCTCTTGCTAAGTCCATTCCTTGCTGTCTTAGTTTTAGAGCTGTATCTCTTACGTATAATGCAGTTGCACAAGCCATTAAGAGGTCATCATTATACCTATCTTGTGCTTGAGCTTTTCCATTTTTCCAAACAAAAACCCTCATTTCACTCATCAATCTTTTAGATTGAATGGTAACGGACTTTTCTCTAATGTATTCGATCATTTTAGCAATCACTAAAGGTCTAGTTCTCATAGACATTGTAAAGCCGGGAACTAGTTTATCTCTTTCATACTTGCTCATATAAGACTCTACTGATTCCATATTAGAGGTTGAACTATAGTATATATTTCTATATTCTCTTTCAAGTATCTGCTCTATTGTAGCCCATCCTATATTTGCATTTTCACATACAAGCAATGCATCGTTATATTCTGATGCTATTCCTACTAAAACGTTACCGAAATCTTTTGGTGAAAGTTTACCTTTGTATTCAGCTACTTGAGTACAGGTCTCTATATCGAATATATGGAATGCAGAATAGTCAGTTGAATCACCTCTAGCGACGTCGGCTACAACCATGTAAGATTTAGCATAATCTACACCTTCCCATACCCATAGGTTACCGTCCACACCTCTTCTTTCCATTGGATCCTTTTGATATGTTTCTTCATAGAATTTCATATCGTCTGGTTCAAATACCGTATCCCCTGAAGCTAAGAAGTCACAATCACATTCCTGTCCTGCCATTCTAGGTCCTAAATCTTTATCTTGTTGTTCTCTCCAATCCTGATTTCTTTCAGGGTGAACAGTCCATGGTAGTCTTACAGGTAAAAATGAGTTCTCTCCTGTTTCTGCTTTTTCCCATGTTTGGTGAAACCAGTTACCAATACCGTTAGGAGTTGACAGTGCCATACATTGACCACCGGTAGCCAGGGTTTGTTGTGCTGCCGTAAATGTTTCTTCAATATTATCGATGAAGGCTGCCTCATCAATTAACAGTAGTGATACTGCTTCTGATCTTGCAGCATCTGCATTTGATGACTTAGCTGTTATTTTAGATCCGTTTTTAAGTCTTAGAGATAATTTGTTCTTTTCAACTGCTGGTATCTTTAACCATTTAGGTAGCTGGTCGTACATAAACATAGTTTTAGTAACTAGGTTACGAGCAGTTGCTTGAGTAGTTGCTAATGCCAGTACGTTTTTATCTTTATGGAATAACATTAACCAAAGAGAGTATGCTGCAGCTAAAGTAGAGATACCTAGCTGTCTAGACTTCAATGTTATAATGTATTGATTATCTCTAAATAAGTGCAGTACTTTAGTCTGGAATGGATAAAGGTTAAATAGAATTCTTCCTCGAGTAGGGTGTTGGATATAGCAATACTTTTTCATAAAGTACGACGGATCCTTTCCGCACTTAATATACTCTTGTGCGATTATTTTTTTTATATCTTGACTCATAACTTATTTTATATCTAAATCCTTATAATTGAGGACTAGTACATTTGCTCTTTCAGTTCTATTATTATAACCTTTTGCAGGTACTGTTCTAATAGTAATTCCTCTACCGTAAATACCTTCAGGTTGAGTAGCTTTAGAAGCATTTCTCTCAAACCTTATTATAGGTTTATCATTTTCTGAGAAGTGTTCATCTTTATTGTAATTACCTGCGGTTTGTATTGTTAGGGTATTATTATCGAAAGAAAAATCTTCATCTGCAAAATTAGCTTTAACAACAACTGAATTGTCTGAACCAAAAGCTAATGTTTGATAATCCATTCCAGGTGCATCAAGAACGTATATACTTCCGTATGGTTTACCATTTTTTGGATTCATCATATTCAGTAGAAAAGGATTATTTTCGTCTTGAACTAATTTTAAATCCTCTGTTCCTTCTAATCCGGGTTCTAATACAGCTCTAAATATGTCTTTATGTGTTCTCATTGCGGAAGACCACCTAAAAGCTTTATCTTCTTTAACAGATATAGGAATATCTCCTGAAGCAGAATTAAGTACAACATCAGCTTTTTTGTTACCGCCTGTTTCTCTTCCTACTCCTTTTGCTCCGGTTACATTTTTATACTCAAAATTAACACTGTTTTTTCCTTTGAATACAACATTTATTGGTCCACCTTCTGCATTTATTCTTTCATTAACTTTATTAACAAGAGCTTCTTCATTGTCTAGTCCTGCATTACCAATACTAGTCTGGTTTTTATGTATTATCTCTATACCTTCCGGTGTAACATATCCTCCTGCGCTTGAACCTCTTACTTGTTGTTTTTCATATCCAAGATTAGCAAGTGCTTGAAAAACTTCTCTTCTAGGTCTATCGGTATACACTATTATTCGATTCTTAGCATGAGCGATTATTTCATCATCACTAAGATTTAACTTCTGTATTAAGTCTTTACCTAGCTCCTGTGCTTCTTTGGAAAGGTATTCGAATGGATGTTTTGCTTCATTTACAAGATTAAAACCAAACATAGATTCAAACAAAGCTATATCCTCTTGACTGTTAATATCAGGGTATCCTTTTCTGGTCTTATAGGACCATTCTAGTATGACTCTGTCTATAAGGTTCATTATGCTTCTGGTTCTTCTCCTGGTTCTTCAAAATCTATTTCTTCTCCGCCTAGATCTGCTCCTCCACCTTCTTCACCGCCTTCTTCTCCACCTAGAGCGTCGACAGCATCTCCTTCTTCACCGCCTTCGGCGCCTCCTTCTTCTCCGGGGAAGTCACCTCCTCCACCGCCACCGCCTCCGGTGTCAGTATCAGCAGGTTCTCCAGTTCCAGCTCCACTCATTGGTGCTTCTTTGTAAAGAATAGCTAATTTATCTAATGCTTGTTGATATTCGGCTATATTTGATAGGAGATATCTTTTTCCTAGTATTTGAGCTTCAAATGTTTTACCTGTCCATTTTAAAATGTAATCTTGACCGTTTTTAAGATTAATTCTAAATGAAGTTGGTCTTGGTGAAATCCAATCTATAGTATCTACAAACTCTTTGAAGTCTTCAGTCTGTAGTTTTACAATAGCTGCCTTTAAAGTAGGGAATCGGCCTAGTATAGTATCAGTAGCATCTTCTAATACTGTCTCTTCTGGAGCATCAGTGTTTGGTTCTTCTTCTGGTTGTGGTTCTTCTTCGGCTTCTTCTATTTCTTGCCAAAGTGATTCTTTTAGAATACTTTTCTCTTCTAGAATAAGATTAGCGTGACTAACAAACATTTCATGTAGCTCTGCAAGGGACGCTCTATTTCTAATAAGTGCATACTGATCAGGTCTTTCAGTTCTTAGATACCTTTGTAGCTTTCTAAAGTTAGTTCTGATAAGCTCAAATAATTCTCTAGCAGCTGCATCTTTTCTAATATCATCACTTCTCATCAAAGTTTTAATATCTTTTACGATATCAGCAAACTCGTCATACATCTTTTCAAATGAAGGTAATATAATAACTTTATGTGCTACTGAGCCAGTTACTTTATCGGTACCGGTCCACTTCATATAACGAGTTAGATCATCACTGAAGAAGTCATTATCAGACATAGGGCCGTATTTTTTCTCTATAGCATCTCTAAACGCTTTAGGAAGGTCTTTAGGTTTTTTTGTTTTGCCATCAACTACTTCAGATACTTGTCCGAATGTTTCTAGTATTAGTTTATCTAACTTGTTCATAAAAATATTATTTAGGACAGCCTGATGATTTCTTGTGAGTAGTTTTACATCTACCGCAATATGTAGCTTTTTCTTCTTTTACTGTTTTCTTTTTATCAGCTTCTTTTCTATCTTTAGTAGCTTTAGACATTGGCCATTTATAGTTAGAGCCTTGGTGTTTACCTTTATATTCTTCTGCCTGTCTAGAAGGTCCTGCTCCAAATTCAAAATCAATTTCATACTCTTGTCCGATAAACTCCATTACCTCCATAGCTTCCTCTTGCTCATCAAAGCCTGAGTCAGCGGCTTTGTCTCTGATGATGTTTCTAATATCGCTTTCAACTCCTCTATATTCATTAATATTAGGGTCAAGTTGTTGACCGGCTCCAATTCCTCCTGCTTCAGCATCTAGCATTGCTTCTAGTTTCTTCTTTTTAGCAGTAAGATCTTTTAACTGATCAACTACAGAATGATCACCAGATTTATAAACTTTCGCTAGCTCCTTCATCTTTGATACTATAAGATCGTAAGCTTTTTTCGTTTTGCCAAATCCTTCACCCATATTCTTTTTTCTAGGATATTGACGAGACATATCTTTAAGGTCATTCTTTACAGATTGCATTGCTAT